GGGCGCCCTGTCGCCCCTATAGTATTACCCCGACCTAGTGTGTACGTGTATAAGCACTTACACACTTGATTTCACTATAGAGAGCCAGTTCTTACACTTTAGGTGTGTAAGTTGAACTTGGTAAAGTTCAAGTTGAAGAACGGGCTCGATGCCTTATTATTCATTTGCAGATTTGCAGAGTCGCGAACCAGTCTATTTAGAATGGTTGCTCGACGTCGCAGTTATCGTAAGAAGCGTGGTCCGAAGCGTCGGTCGGGGCGTACGACGCGCGTTAGCCGCCGTCGGACGACTCGTCCAAAGCGGAAGGCCGCGCCTATGGTGCTCAATAAGTTTATTGCTGCACAACTTAATCCCTTCGATGAGCGGGTGGCGGGTGTCAAGATCCCAGATGAGAACACTGTTCCATCTGTTACATTCGCGGTAGAGGATAGTCTCACTCTATCGTCTAGTGCAACATTTGGTACGGCGTGTTTTGCGGTTCGATCGCCAATCACGGCAGCATATGTTGGGTCCACTAGTGCTTCAACCACAAGTTGGACCTGGAATGCAGCGTTTGGTAGTTCGTCCAATGCTAGCGAGCAGTCTAGCATTGTTGCAGCTATGGACCTGATGCGTACGGCAGCATATGGTGTGCGTGTCTCGTGCCCATTGGCTGCTACTACAGCATCTGGATATATCCATATCTGTACGACGGCCCAAAACTTTCGCGGACAGACGACATGGTCTTATCCGACGTCATTGTCGGATATGTCCAAGCAGCCCGGTTATAAGAAGTTTACTCTTAGCTCACTGACACAGCGACCACTCGTTGTGACCGCCAAGCCTATCGACAATAGTGCCTATAGGTACTTTGATCCAGAGAGTGACTTGGCGGCTAACGCCATTGATTTGGAGTTTCACAATTCGGGATGGCAGGATATTCTGATTGCAATTTCAGATGTTCCTCTTGCCGTTGTCCCGACTGTGTCTATTGAGCGAATTCAGCACGTAGAGGCGATCCCGAATAAGTCGAACTTTCTAGTGGGTTCGACGCCTTCGCCGTCGTATCCTCAAGTGATGCAAGCCGCCGCAAATATTGCGGCGGAAACACCTGCAGTTCGAACGGAATCAGGTATGTTTCAACAATTTAGCGATAGAGTGTCCCAAGGTGCATGGCGATACGCAACAGATACAGCAAACCGAGTAGCCGAAGCCGCACTGGATAGTGCGGGTAATGTAGGCTACTATGGTGCGCAGAATCTGGCTGCTGTAGGCGCTGCATATTTGGGCAATCGTGGCTATCAACAAATTGGATACTGACTTACAGGTAGGCATATTTGGTGGGCCTGTTTCCCGTTATATGTAGATATTCAAGATCAAGAATTGGACGTAATTATGGCTAATTACGATATGTCCAACCTTGATCCACAGACACGCAGTAGGAACCAACATCCAGGATTTATCCCAGGTGTACACATTCCAGGCGTAACAGACGTCAGTTATAACAGACGTCAAGTTATGGCTGATGATGTACCGTATGCTGTGGAGGATTTAGCAGGAGAGCGATGGGCGAACCAAGCTAATGAACTCGACACACCTGAGAACAGACGAATGGAGTTGAACCGAATGAGGGCGGCGAAGCGCCGAGCCGAATTGCGGGGCCGACAGACGTCTGAGGTGTACCTACGGGCTAAAGAAGCACGTGGTACACGAATGGATAAACTACGAGAGAAGCGCATCGCTAAGATTATTAGAGATGCAGCTGCGCTTTGTGGTAGAGATGGATTTCAGCCGGAAGACGAGATCATCACTGACACAGTTGGCATAGATGCTCTTCTGTATACAGACGACATGATGCCAGCCGCAGTTTATGGATCGGTTCACGATGTTGGTATGGTCACAGAGTCCGGGCAACGCCAGCGTGTTGCCGAGACTCCTGTGAACCCTCAACCTACGAGTACAGACCAGACAGTAGTTATCACAGATCAGCCATCTGGCACGAAGAAGGCAGATGCTTCTGTGTTCAGAGGCTACAAGACACCCAACCGATGGGGGCCTTTTAGCTGAGTAAATTACGATAATAGTTTCATTTTCATTCCCCGACCAGGTATACTATACCGCATCTTATTCTTTGGAAAGAGAACTCTATTCCACATCTTATCCCTTCCCTAGTAGGCTAGCCTACTCTTCATCAGTGTCCTCTTCCGTGGTAAGGTCGACCTCGTCGATCGCAGCCACAGCAGCCCATTGGTGGGCGTGCATAGCCAGGGTGGCTTCGTAGTCTTGGTCGAACATCTCCCGGACGACAGGGACCCAGTCGTGGATCATGCGAGTGAAGCGATGCATGTCCGTCAGCTGGTGAGCCAGAGTGATGTTCCGAGCCTCAAGCATCTGGATGCGATATTGAAGCGCAGACACCTGGGCAGCCTGATCAGCGATGGTGTTCTCAGCAGAGTCCAGATCAGAACTGAGGGCATCTGAGTCTTGACGCCAGTAGTCGTGCATGAGTCCTAAGACGGTGTCGCGGACGATGGTGGCATGGGCTGGATGCGAGCCTTGCGGCACCAGCTCGGACGTTGGCTGACCGGAACCACAGTGAACGGCATCACGTCGGACCTTCTTCGTTGGACGAACGGGTAGGAGATCATCAGAGCGCAGCTCGATAGGCACGCGATCGATAATGCGTCCATATTTCAGGATGATGTAGGTTGGATCCGGGTGGCAACGAGTGTCGCGAAGTTGACGCTTGGTGCAGACCCAGGCCATGGAGCTTGTTGATTGAGCAGTGGCAGTCGGATTGGAGAATGAGAAAACTAGGGGGACCCGCGCAGTGGGGGCAGAGTACATAGACTATGCCGTGGGCAACACATGTTGATGTCTATCCCTTGCTAAAAATTAAAACCCTAAACCTATAACTATACCGCGGGTAGACAAACACTAAAGAACATCCTTATATTAAATCGCTGTGGCAGAGGCGAGCGAAGCGAGACTCTGTCATGGCGCAGCTGTGATAGATTTAAATACGGAAAGTTCCACAACACACAGCTGTGGAACGAGGACCGAAGGTCCGAAGTGGAACAGCCTGTAAGCCCAATGAGGGAGCGGGAGGCGACGCAGGGAGCCGACCAAGCGAGCGGATTAAGTCAGTCCATTGGGCAAGCGAGGGAGCGAAGCGACCGCTGCAACTAGCCGACAATCGTAAAAGAAAACGTATTGCTTGGCTAAAAGAAGAAACTAAACAAATATGCACAACCTAAAAACAAAGAGTGCGTGAGCACGATAGCGTAAGCCATAGACTACTCATGGATTGGGGAGAGACCCCAAGCCCAGCCCGGTTGACCGAGGTATTCCTCGGTGTCAGACACGTAACCAGCTTCAGCTTCTTCAGCTTCGGTGAGAAGGAGCTCTTCGAGCGATGGGATCCGAGGCGTCGAAGGAGTTAGCACAACCTCAGGAGGCGTACTCACTTTAGTAGGCACGAAGTTGTCACGACGAGCCTGCGCGTGTAGTTTGCCCTCCGGGAACGAGATCACCTTGAAACGACGAAGCAGAGGGTCGCAGTCTTCCTTGCGGGGGAAGCACTGCTCGATGCTGTAGTTCGAGATGACGATCACTTTCTTGGGTCGAATCATGGGAAGCATTGCGCCCTTGACTTCACCCTGGAACGCGTAGCGATCAGCCCAGATCTTGAGGGACGAAGCGGTGCATTCGTTCTTGGGCGACCACTCCTCGATGACAACGACGTCTTGATAGGCGTAGTTGTCCCACCACTTGTTGAGTGGCTTGGAGAAGTGGCTGGGATAGAGCTCCCAGACAAGGCGAGACTTGCCACATCCTGTTGGTCCCACCCACCATTCATGGGCAAGCTCCCCATCGATAGGTGTCGTGTCAGGCTTGTGTTGCTGCAGAAGCCTTGGTTGATGCTGCAGCCATTCCCGTGGGTACTCCCGGCGCAGATCCTCGAACTTGCCAGACTCGGCAAGTGCCAGGATGTTTCCCCAGCGTTGCTTCTCGAGGCGCCCTTTGTCATTCTGCGACGCGGGACGTGTTCCGTATTCGGACCACTCACCGTCCTTTTGACAGTACCGGATAGCTTGGTCCAAGGAGCCTTTGCGACGTTCCAGATGCACGCGAGTGCCGACGCCCAGGCGTTTATGGGCTTGTTTGAACGTCGCTGCGTCTCTGAAGTGGACGTAGCCCTGGAGGTGCGGAGTCCCTGATTCACCGGTCTCCTCGCCGAATATAAGGTATTGAAACCTCTTGGATGCGATGAGTTGGTCACGCTCTGGCTGGGTCCAGTTGTTGAGTGTGAAGCACCATCCTCTGCTTCTTCCGCTAGCCATCGTGAGAGTATGTAGCTGATTTCGTCCTCGGAGTCAGGCGGAGAATTCATAAGTGAAGAAAGGAATGCCGGCGTAGCTCGGCGTTGCGGGCGTAGCCCGCCACTAGGTCGGGGAAGGGGCGCCCTGTCGCCCCTATAGTATTACCCCGACCTAGTGTGTACGTGTATAAGCACTTACACACTTGATTTCACTATAGAGAGCCAGTTCTTACACTTTAGGTGTGTAAGTTGAACTTGG